TCAGCCCTGCAGATCGCTGGCATCCACATCCGCCCAACAATTGGGCGTTTCGTACAACCTGACCCTGGCCAGTCTCAACGCATCGCCATAGCGCACATCATAAACCGCTGCCAATATGCGGAACGCCTCGACAGCCAGATTTTCAACGGTAGGGATCCGTGTCAGCACAACGGTTTTATGATCTGGCATCGAGGCAAGAAATTCCCTGACCCGAGTATCGCCCTCATAGACCAGAAAGGCATGATCCCAGATCGCCACCAAATGCGTGGTCGCCAATGCCTTGACGTCGGCAAAGTCCATGACCATGCCTCGATCCGAGGCACCGGGTGTATCGTTGATGTGTCCGCGAAGCGTAATCTCCAGCACATAGCGATGCCCATGCAGGTTGCGGCACTGGCTACCATGATCGGGAATGCGATGCCCCGCATCGAATTCAAGTTTTCTGGTAATGGTCAGCATGATGGTTTCAAGGAATATTCAGATACTTGTGTGTTTGCATGGACAGACGCCACTGCGGATGACGCTTGCACCATTCGATGGCCAGCCTGGTATTGAGCGCCTGGCTGGGGCCATCCATGGGCTGCATCAAGAAATAATCGAAATCAAGCCGTGCATAGGCAGCCAAAGGTTGGTTTTCCTGGGGAAAAACCACCTTCAGTTCATTGCCACGCTCGACAACCAGGGCAGCATCCGCCTTCGGGCTGACACACACCCAATCTATCGTTTCCAGAACGGGCAGCGTACCGTTGGTTTCTATGGCCACGAAAAAACCGGCCTCATGAAGTGCATCCACCAGTGCCGCATCCATCTGCAGCATAGGCTCACCACCCGTACAGACGACAAAGCGATGCGCATGATCGTCAGCAGGCCACAAAGATGCAATGCGCGCCACCAGATCAGCGGCATGAGGATATTTACCACCATTTTCGCCATCAGTACCCACGAAATCGGTATCACAGAACCGACATACGGCATCGGCTCGATCCTGCTCCCGGCCTGACCAGAGATTACAGCCAGCGAATCGACAGAACACCGCGGGACGGCCTGCGTTGATCCCTTCACCCTGCAAGGTGTAGAAGATTTCTTTTACTGCGTAGGTCATACAAGATGCTCCATCACATCAGCGAGCAGAATGGCGGACAGCGCATGGCACAAGATCCATGTGGGGCCGGCATGGGGCCAGAGCAGCGAAACTGGCAAGAAATGCTATCTGGCACCCCATGGAGCACGAAAACAACTCATTGATTTTTATGGGATATATTTTTATTCAATGAATTAATTTGAATCTGTGGTGCGAGGGAGGGGACTCGAACCCCTATAAAAGCCAATATCCATAAGGGCTGAATCATACATTGTTGGCGAAATGTTGTCTTTGCCCTTACCAGCCCGCCGCCGAGCGGGCTTTTTTATTGCCCGCCCTCCGCTGCAGGGGTAAAATTCACCCTGTCGTGTAAGACATGGGTTCATCAGGCTATCCGCCGGAACCAAGAGAAGCCTTTAGAGTTGCCGCTCTAAGGGCTTTTTTCTTGTCTGCCGCAAACGGCAGGGTTAAACTGACCCCGTCTTCCTACGGACATTTGGTCAGGCGAACAAGTTTAGCCGGCCACGGAAAGACCTGAGGATCTGCCCTTAGGGCTTTTCGCATTTCTGGCGGCTATGACCTATACTCCCGGCAATCTACTGTGCATACAAACAGTGAATTGCCATGCCGCACCGCCCGCCTCTATCCATCCCGCAACTCAAGGAAATCACCAGCCGATCTGCTGGTGACGATGACGCCATGGCCCTGCTGTGGGAGATTCGCAGACTGCAGGACAAGATGACCTCGATATACGGATTTCTGCCGGATGACCGTCAGTTGTTCCCCGGCGAGGTCCGGTACGTTCGGCGGCTGCTGGCTGATGAGCCGTGCCTTGAGGAGAAGACCAAGGGCGTTCGGTCACTGTTTTGATTGCGCTGCAACCACCCTCGCCCAGCCTTGCAGCCCGATCAGATCGCCCCTGTATCCGTCAGCGACTTCTCCCAAGCGCTGATATTCCGCTGTACACACTCCGACCACGTTGCGCAGCTCTCCGGCAATTCGGGCGTTTTCATCCAGCGCACGTCCGGCGCGGGCAGCCTCGGCGGCTGCACGACGATTGGCGGCCGCGAGACGCTGCTGCAGGCCGACAGACTCACTGCGAGCAGCAGCGACAGCGCCAGCCGTGGCATCAACGATGCCCTGGTATTCGGTTCGAACATTCTCAATTTCCCCTTGTAGTTCCTGTTCTTTGGCGCGCGCGGCCTGTTCTGCCTGGGCGACAGCAAGCCGGTACTCTGTCTGCGCCTGCGAGTATCCATCCGCGTACTGCGCTTTGCCGTACATCCGCAGGCCCAGCAGCGCAGCGGACAGCAGGACTGCGCCGGCCAGGGCCGACACGGCATACGATTTCCAGCTAGTCAGGCTCTTGATGGTCCCTATCATCCCTGTACCTCTGCCAAAGCCTGGGCGTAAAGCGCGTCCCATGTGCTTCTGTGTGGCTTACCTGGCCGCCATGTCCTGATATACAGATCCCACGCTGCGCCTGCGTCTCCTGCCGCTGGGAGCTCCCGAGGGTCTGTCCAGAGCAGCAACCGGGCAAATCCTGCTGCCAGGCCGTCCATTTCAGGCTTGCTCAGTACCCGCCATACATCTACCGCGTCCCCCCGAACCCCATAATGCTGACACAGCTTGTGGGCATGTTCAGCACTCAGAGGGTGCCGCAGAACGCCAGCTACGCCGCCGCCGCGCTCGAACTGCCAGTAGCCGCGCGCCGGCCCCATTGCGTCGGGGCGGCCCGGGTCGACGATCTGCCATCGGTGCTTGAACCGGCTTTCTTGCAGCCCGATGGCCAGCAGCATGACGCGTGCCATCTGGCTATCCATGTCGTCTGTCAGCAGCCCCATTGCAGGCAGTATTGCGGTGTCGATGATTTTTCTTAGTTGCATTGCATCCCCCGCTCAATACGATCCAGCCGCTCAACAACATCTCGCTTCAACGTGTTTTGATCGCGTGTATGCCTACGCTCTGCGACCGTTACCGCGACGTTATGCGCTTTCTGCTGCGCCTCCAGCCGGCCTTCGTAATGCCAACCGACTGCCGCCAAGGTCAGAAATGCAGCGCCGAATCCAATTGCGCAGATCGCATACCAGACCCTGTGCCGACCTGCGTTTCGGCTGAACTGATCAATCATTTTTCGCATTGGGTTTGCTCCAATTCGTTGATACGCTCGAGCAAGCGCGACACCCGGCGCTCTGACTCGGAGAGCTTGGCCGTCAAGTTGGCAATTTCTGTCCGGGCTTTCATCAGAGCGTCAGCAAGATTTGTGATTTGCTCTAGCTGCTCTCTGTAAAGGTTGTGCAGCGTGGCGTCCATTGACGACCTCGCCGCCGCAGCATCAACGCTGCTTCTGATTACCGGGAGCACGTATTTCACCCCCAGCCAGATCAGCATCACCCCCACTCCCCCCTCAAGCAATCCGCTTGGGATTTCAACCATTTTTCTTCTCCGTTGTGCGGGCGAAAAAAAACCGGCTATTGCCGGTTCCTATGCGAAGTCGGGGACATCAGGCCACTCAACAGCCTCCGGGAATCCTGGTTGAGACGTCACATCAAGCAGCGCTTTGCGATACCCTGAAAAAGCAGCGCGTTGATCATCAGAAAACTCACTCCAGCGCAGCGGATTGCTGACAATAGCGTCCAGGTCATTGAGCAACGCATCGCGTCTTGAACGTGCCGCTGCTGCCAGATCATCGGGCGTTGGCTCGGGGCGCTGGGCAAGCAAGGGCCGGCCAGATGCGTCCGATGCAATGATCTGGCCCTCAGACTGCCCATCGAGCAGCGTCCTGTACTCGGCATCTGTGATTTCGACGACATCTGCCGGCAGTTTGTCGCCGTGGATCTCGTCTGTGAAAAAACCGCGCTCGCTCGCGCTGTAGTAGATATTCGTCATTTGCAGACTGCCTTCCAAAAAATTCGCAGCGGGCGGCTTTCGCCGAGGGTGTCGTCGTGGTGCAGCCTGATCACACTTTTAGAGATGATTTCGGCGTATGCGGAATGAGCGCCGTTTGTTACCGGCGTTGAGCACTCAAGAGTTGCTTGCACGTTCATTATTCGATCTGGCGCTGCCAAGGGTAGGGTGACATCAACAGACTGGTTGTAGCTGATTGCAGCAGACACACCCCACTGATACAGCATGCCGCCGTATGCTCGCTCGTAACCGCTTGTATCTGATGACCACACGGAGATGCTTGCCGAAGTTGGCACAACTAGCCATACATTCCAAGCACTTCCCTGTTTTGTCCTTATGTAAATCTGCTGCCCACCGAACGTAATGAGTATCTGCACGACGCGGCTGCTCGGAGCAGCGTCGCGCAGCACAAGAACAGCAGCATCAAAAGAGGCAGGCATGTTTGCAGCATTAGCACCAACGGCAAACAACCCCGGCGTGATCGCATCGTTCATGTCAGCGATACGTGTCGCAGGTCCTGCGCCGAGCCCGAATGCGCCAACCGTAAGCAGCTTGCCCGCTATCGAGTCAAGCCAGTTAGCCTGGATTCGATCAAGCGGGATTGACACGTGTTTGAGGAGTGCCGGCGTGATCACTTTAGTGTTGTTCGTACCATCTGTCGCCTCTTCTGCTGTGGCTATCTGTATGATCCCTTTTACAGTCGTGCTAGCGTCGGGTGGGCTACTGAGATCCGTCCATCCAGCGCCTCCAGTGTCCGGATTGCTTGTGTTGTTCTCGACGGTATTGAGCCAATACCCCGAAAAATTGGATTTCAGCACCATCGCGCCCCTGGGATATCCCCCCACAGCAGAGGAAAATCCAGCGTCATAACGGTATCCACCGCCAGCTTGTGCCCACCGCGCCGCCGCTGATACGAGGTTCAAAATTCCATTGAAATCCGCACCCGAGGGAGGAATCCCGCCCGCAACAATGGGCGTCATCGTCACAGGGGGGAATCCGGTCTGAAGAGATGCCCGCCCAGGAGTCGTTGGCGGAGTCGTAGGAATCGTGTTCTTTGTCCCGCTTGCGGCAAACGGCAGCGGGATGAGAGTGGGAAGGTCAGACGTTTGCATTTGTCACCTGTGAAAAAAACGTGCCGTAATTAAAAGTTGCCATCCCATCCCCGGCCTCAGCGAAGCCCAAGATATTGGGAGTTGGAATTTGGGCGATGTATACTCCAACCGCAGCCGGCCTTGGGATTGCATTGGATTGCGTGAGGATGGCCATTTCGAACGGTCTCAAGAAAAACTCAAATGTGAACCTCATCTGCATGTTTCCAAGGTCGTTTACATAACAGCGGCCACGACTCTGGAACAGGTTCTGGAGCAGCTGATTTATGCTGCGCGCAGACGAATCAGATATGTTTGAAAGCGCTTTGACCATGATGAGGATTCGATACGCATCATCGGCCAGGGTGTATGTTTGCGTCTGAGGGTTTTCCAAAAAGAAAGGAGCCTGACCAAAAGGCTGGGCTCCCGTCTCTGCTGTCTCAGGTGTATAGGCTTCGTCAAAGCCTAGATACTCGCCGGCCCCCGGAATGGTGAGCTGCCTTCCGACCCCAACAATGCGGCCCCATATGTCGAGCCCAAAGCCCTGTGCGGTTTCGACGTTCCACACGAAATCGTAGAACTGGTCAAAATCAGTATCTGGGTTGATGTATTCGTCCATGTTGTTGAGCAACTGAACGATTGTCGGGCTGTTCGCGTATTGGCTGATAAGGGATCGAGCGACCAGGCCCGAGTTTGGTGTCACGCTCATACCAACTCCACAACAATATCCGCAGAGGAAACCGTGGGACGTCGATTGATAGCCACGGTCACGCTCGGTTGGTCTGCTGCTGCAGTACCAATCAGCAAAGACAAAATAGACAACACAGGGCTGATTTCTGAGACAGGCGCATAAAACCTGCTCGCATAGATCGTCGCCCCGATCCTGGCGCGCTGACCACCATCCTGCCCATTAAATGCACTGATAATGGCCGCCTTAACCAAATCTTGAATGTTCGAAGGAAGCGATGGGTTATTCGCAATCCGCACCCTGAACAGCACAGGCAACGCAACTGGCGTCTCCCATCGCACCGTGTATTCCGGATATGGATACTGATATCCATCGGTGTCTTGGACGACATACGATGTATTCCCGTTGTAGTTGCTGCCCACACTTTTCTTGCGCCAGATTGCATCGGCAATCTGATCTGCTGCCCCTCCCACAACCGCCACCCATATCGAATGTGGAGCTAGGGTCACACCTCCTATGCTCACCGGCACGCTGGTTGTGTTCTCCGTGACATACGCGTCAATAACCCCGTCAACAGCGGCCACGGCAGAATAGATTGAAGGCAGGTTCCCGCGAGCGTTGATGGCTACAGAATTGCGTCGCCGCTCCTCAAACTCAGCTCTCGACTCGACGTTGCTCCCGACTGTCCCAGCATCTGTATTGTTGACGGAATCCCATCCCGGAACGACCTGATAAATTGCCGTCAGCGTGCCTGCCTCGCACACTATTGGGCCATTCACTGAGCACGAAAACGGTAGGTCAACGCTGCCCGTCTCGGGGATGACCCCGGATTGAGTGCAGATGTAGATGTTGCCGTCTATGGCCTGCGCTCGAGCCCCAACGGGTATCACCACGCCAGCCAGCCCTGCGCACGTCGCTACGACAGTCGTTGCAGTACCGGGCTTGCGATCCATGAAATAGATACGCCCGATCGCGTCTTGCATCCTGCCTTGCGAAAACGCAGGGTCAACTTGGTTGACGTAGTATGCGAACTCGCTGTTCTTGTCGCCAATGATCGCCGTTGTAGTGCTTGCGATCTGACCTTGAGGCGTCTCCAGAGCCGGATTCAAGCCGCCTCCAAAAGCTGCATCTATATCGGCCTGCACGCCGGCCAGGATCTCGGACTCAGCAGGCAGCACAAGGCCTGCCTGCGTGAACTGCACACGCGGCACTTGGGTTGTAGCCATGGCAATCCTAGAAAATTACGGTTTGCGTCGTGCCGTCTATCAGCGTGACGTTGACATATCCAGACAGATTTCTGGTGTCGAATCGAACGAGGGTTGCCGATGCTGCAGCAACGTTCGGCACGGTCATTGCCGCCTGCTGGATTCTTTCTCGAACCAGCGCCAGCGGTGGCATATCGCCCAGGATTTCCGTCCAGTACGGTACGCCAGGGCGTGTGTCGTAAAACAACTCCCCTCGGAATAGCTTGATGGCGCTGGCCACGTCTTGGGCAACAGCATAGGGATCTGAAGCTTTTGCGATGTTGCCGTAGGCGTCGATCACCAAGTCCCACTTTCCCCGATCAAGCAGCAATGTGTTCATCACCCCCCCTTGACCGTCGTCGTCATGTGCTGTGCCCCCATTTTCTGGGTTGGCACTTCTGTTTGAGATCCCGGGCCGTTCTCAACGTGAGTGTGCGTATTGAACAACTGTTGAAAACTCGATGTGACTAGCGCCAAAAGATCTTGTCCGCTGGCCCCCAATGAAATTGCTGGGGCTGAAACTGATGCCTGTTGAGTCGCGGTCACGGTCGACCTTTCGCACTCAACATCAACATCTGGGGCGGATATCCGAACTTTATAGGGGGATACCACATGGATTCCACCTTCCTCAAATCGCACGTACTGATTCGGGGTTCCGTTGAGCACGCCGCCGAAATACAATCCATCGGCCATATCGTGGATCCGCCAAGACCCGGGGTTGGATTGATCCTTTGTGGCCTTCACCGCGGAGATGTCCCGATCGGCAAATGCCGCTATGCCTTTATCTCCGACCTTGGGGTCGAGGATGATGGCATCTGCGCCGCCCTGGACGCGCAGATAGGGAAGACGATGCAAAGTCTGATGGGGTATCGAGTTTCCAGCACCGTCAAGCTGATTGACCAGCGGCAGCACATCAACAAACCCGACCGGCGACACACCACCGTTATTCGTGACCGATACAACCTTGACCAGCGTTACCGTGCGCAGTTTTGCCAAAGCAATGCCGATCAGCGCAGTGATAGCCGAGTATTCCTGCGTCCCGGCAGAATCCCTGGCAATCCCTGCGTATCCAAGTTGCTCATTCATTCTCAATCCTTCGGCACAATAGTTTGGTGAGCCAAGCGCCGCCTGGCACCTCTGATTCCAAGTGGTGACTCAACGCAACAACCGTCCATTCTCCGTGCGCCGCCTCAATCACCGATGTCACCTGCACTTTCTTGCCCGCACCGATGGCCGGGGTGTACAGGATGTTGAATTCGATACCGTCACCAGTGAAATTTGGGTAGCCAATCAGGTTTGTTTCTGGGTTGATCTGGATAGGGGGGTCATCTCTCGATCCTCTCTCGTTCCAGATGTAAAGCATCCCTTTTTCGATCAGATAATTGATCCTGGCGGCCTGTGCGCAACTCACAAGCTGGTCGATGTCAGTTCCCGGAAAATAGGGGCTCGACAACATCGCCCTCACGCCGCTGTTCCTGAACGCGAGCCCCATAGATGCCGCAATGTCTCTCATGACAACAGCAACGGGGGTCGCGCCAACATAGCTGCGTGGAGGCACTGGTTTGACCGCTTTGTCGGCTGCGGCATACCCAAGAATGTTGAAGGACACCTCCGGGGCTTGGTTGTAGTCCGCCCATGCCTGATAGATCGTCCCTTCGTACAGCACGCTCAAAACATCATTGTCGTCGCCGGCCTCTATCAAAATCCGGTTTACTCGACGCTCTTGATAAATCGGGCCAATCACCGTCAGCCTGTTGATCATGTCCTGGGATAGCCCAAAAATCCGCATCTGCAACGAGCTTTGGACGTCGGCGTTATATGCAACTACCGAAACCTGGGCGCGGTAGCCAGTCAGAGTCACGTCCGGCCCCCTGGTTTCTCCGAATTGCCCCTCTCCGAGGTTGATAGTGATACGCAGGCGTCGCTTGATGAAACTCATAGATCGCTCGCTTCCAGATACATCAGCCGAAATCGTTTACCTAGACCCTGGTAGCTAGGGTCGTCTTTGCCTTGCGTATCAACAAACGACAGGTCTCCCGCGAAGCCGGTATAGTCGCCTCGGACGAGCATCACCCGGTCATGGCACAGGACAGCTGTCACGATTGGCGCGTTATTGACCATCAGATCCAAGAACAGGCCCTGCGACTTTTGGTAGACATTGATCTGGCAGTTCTGTCCGGCCAGCAGGACACTGAATTGCTGGCTCGGAATCGGCCTCAGCGGTATGCGTTTCATTGGAATTCCGTAGTCAGGATAAGGGGCGTCCCTGGCTCCTGTCCGTCAGGGAAGGACTGCACTTGTCCATTGCTTTCTGGTTGGGCTCCGTCCGGCTCGGCAGTTTCGGAAAACTCTGCAGTTGCGTTCTGCCGTACCTGCTCGACATAGATATCGACGATGAGTTGGCTTGAGCCTGTCTGACCATTTCGCTCATACTGATACGCCACCACATTTGCCTCGGGGTAGACGATCTCCGGCGTCACAACAGAATACAAATCCACGCTGCTTTTGATGGCTTCCAGCTTTGCCAGCATCGCATTGCGGGTCGCCATGTCACCGCTGTGCGCCACTCGGATGATGCAGTCGTAAGGAGAATCCACTTTGTTGAAAGATGAGAACGTCCCCATCTCAACCGGGAAAGTCGATATCCGGGCAGAGTTCCGGAACCGCAGACCCAGGAACGTGTCGAACACGATCACTGGCTGACTGCTCTCGTCGTACAGGCCCCATTTCGTCGCTCCGAACAGGGCATCGGTCAGGACGCCAAGAGCCTCATTGACGATCTCCGAGGCGTCAGGAATAGTCACTTCCCGAAGCACAGCAGGCACCCCAGGCACCTGGGGAACATCAGGGTATGGAATAAGCGGCATCAGAACATCCCCGTATTTCCTTGCTGGATCAACCTATTGCTCGAGCCCAGCGCACTCAAGTCCCGCGCCATCCCTTGCGCATCTGTCGCCTGGGTAACCACAGTGATATTGCCATTGATGTTCGTCTCGACCGAGTGATCGTCAGTGACAGAGGATGCCGGTGCTGCGCTGGCGAGCTGCGTTCTGCTTTGAGCAACGTTGGACGTCGCCACGGCAGCGTTTGCCGCCATTTCCCGGTTCGCCCGCTGTGCCGCCGCGTATAGCGACCCGGCTGCCTCCGCCCGCCTCGCCGCCTCTCCGTCAGCATCGCGTGGACGTTCATAATGCCGGGACACTGCCGCTGCTGCAGCTTCGGCAGTAGTTGTTGTGCGAATCCGATCCATGGCTCGGCTTTCCGTATTGCGCAGTTCCCAATCAATGAACTCCAACTGTTGCTGCAGCGTCGAGTTACGAATATCTGTTCCAAACGCCTTCTGGAAATTGGCCTGCCGATCAGGGTGCCATTGCGCAATACCGTAGGCCTGCCCGCCGTCGCCTACTGCGCGATGATCAAGCTGGCTTTCTGCGCGAAGGTTGGCAACTATCCCCGCAGCATGCACTGGGTCATAGCCTTTTGCCTCAAAGAACCGGATCGCATCGTGTTCCTTTTGTCCGATCTTTGTTTTGAAGAAATCAGGCACCAACCAGTCAATCATTGAGTTTCGGGCCGAATCCATGGTGTCCCGCACTGGGTCTGACGATTTGGCGTTTGCCTCTGGGATCAGCATCCCGGCCAGCTTAAGCGCCTCCTTGGCCAGTCCCTCCAGCCCGGATATAAGCAAAGAAAACCCGTTGTTGATCTGCTCTCTGTTGGCGATCACCCACCGCCCAAGCTCCAACAGCTTGTCTACCAAGAGGTTGAAGGACGGCATCATTTCCTGAAGTACGCCCACGCCGATGCTGCCAAGCTGATTCATGGCTGTATCGTATTTTTGCCTCAGACTTTCCGCTCCCGCTGAAGCTTTGGCTTGCTCCGCCGCAGCAGAGGATTGTTCTCTGCGCCGTCGCGCTATTCCTTCCGGCCCCTCTCGATAAAGATCAAATTGGCCGGGGTCAAGCCCCATTTCATTTGCGGCCAGCCTGGCATCGTCTGGGTTTTTCTTGTATAGATCCGAGACAATCCGGATGCGCTCCATGAGATAAGAGTTGCCATCCTTAAGCTCGGACGCCCTTCCCCCACGAACCGAATATGCCTGCAGGGTTTCAACCGGCATGCCTCGCCAGAATTTCGCTGTTTGGTCTGCGGATTTCGCAAGATCGCTGGCGATCCCTTCGGCAGTTCCGCCAGCATTCTTGGCGGCCAGTTGCCATTCAGCCAGATCCTGGGCGCTCATCTTGAGGTTGGACGACATGCGATCCAAGGCTGCCGTGGATTGCACGGTGTTGGCCACAAAGTTCTTGACCCCCATGCCCGCCGTAAAGACAGCCATCAGGGCAAGCGCTTCGTTCCGGACTCGCCCGAAGAATTGAGCCGCCTGTTTGCCGCGCTCCTCCATCTCGGTCGAGGTGCGCTTCGTCGCGTTGCTGGTTTTTTTGAGCGTGGCATCCACATCAGCCGCGCCCTTTTTGAACTGCGTTGTGTCGATGCCCAGCGTGACCATGAGCGCGTCGATTACGGTAGCCATGCTATTTCCTGTTTTCGGACAAGATTGATCTGTTGTGCGCGTCTACCGCGAAGACCTCAAGTAGGTTGTAGAGATCTTCGGCACCGAAGGACGTTTGCAGGTCAATGAGCAATGCCGGATGATGGGAGACGATCACCCCTATGTTGTGGGGGATGTTCCGGTACGAAATCAGACGATGCGCGCCGCTTACCGGGGCGTGGATGCCGAAGTCGATGAAGCGGCGGGCGTAAAAAAACTGAGGTGCAGGTCCAGAACCTGTTTTCTCAGTTCGATGCGGGTTTTCACCTCTTCGATGTCGTCATCCACCAGCGCTCGAACGACGCCCGGGCTGGGCTGAATCTGCACGCACGTCATCATCTTGTCGAGCAGCGGCTTTGCACTTTCGAAGGGAAGCCGGGTTACCGCCTGCATGCCGAGCGCGGCCACCCCTGAGAGGCCCGCCTGCGCGATATTCTCGGGGATCTCCACGCCTGCGTTCATCAGCGCAAACAAGGCGCGTGCCGCCCACTCTTCGGACTCGTAGGCCGAAAGCTCTGTCAGAAGGAAAACCTTGCCTTGATCACGTCCGGCTTCGGAGATCGTCACCGTTTTTTGTTTTCGGGCCATATCAAACCACTGCCGGAGAGACGCTTTCCCAGGTGATCTGGAACGTCATGGGTTGAAGGATCGCGCGCGCAGTAGGCGCGGGCGGGGACTGAGTGAGAATCCCCTTGGTCATCGTGAACTTGCGGTCGATGGATGGAATGCTGAGCGTACCGTTGGCGTAAAACACCTCACGCACGGTTTGCATAGCAGTCAGCCACGCCTCAAACACTGCCTTGGCCGGGGAATCGGCTTGCAGGGTAATTGTCTGTACGACAGGCTGCGGCGTGAAGCCTCCAGACAGGCGGCCATCAACGCCCATGACGGCTTGAGCCACCTGCAGGGCGTCGAATGCGAAAGCATCGTCCGTCGCGTAGCCCTCCATTTTCTGCGGGACGGGGAAAACCCCGCCCACCCCGATCATGAGAACCGAGTTTGCACTGGTCAGAGTAGACATTGTTGCCCCTTACAGAACGGCCAGGGAGGCCAGAGTGAGTTGTTGAATCGATCCGCCGTCCATGTACCAGAAGGTCATTGGGGGCGTTTCACGCGCCTCGCGCACCTGTGCGGACGCATCCTTGATCTGGAGATACCAGCCACGCGTCTGGAGCGTTTGGGAGATATCCACGCCAGCCTGGCTGTTGATCTGGGCTTTCTGCTGCGCCGACAGGGCCACTCCGGCGCGGATGGCACCGAAGTTCAGCGCGGCATTGATCGGATCCGCGCAGGCCGCATCGATGAGCGTATAGCCGTCCTGGTTGTACGGCACCGAGTTGACTTGCGTGAGCAGCGTCATTAGGGCTTGCTGGAATGCCGCGTTCAGCCAGATCTGATTGACATATGTATCAGCCCACTTCCAGTTTCCGCTGATTTGCCCCGGATAGAAGAACCGGAACCGATCATTGCTGGTTGCGTAGTCTCCATAGAAGTTGTAGCCGTTGTCGATCAGCGTTTGGGCCGTGGTCGCGTCGGTAACGGAGAACTGCAAGCCCGCCTGGCTCTTGAATGCCAGCGTAATCCGACCGTTCGTTCGCTCGAAATCTATGGCTGCGATTGCCCCAAGCACAAAAGCGGCGTGCTGAATGTCGAGGTAGACAGGAATCGAACCGGAATACTCGCGCTCTGCTACAACAGCGGCCCAAGACGTGGTGCTGCCTTGCTGCGTGGCCGCGACATCGGTATCCCAACCGACGTATGCAAACCGATCACGCTGCGCATTTGTCCATGCCGAAAACTCGATCTTGGCATCAGCGCTCGGCTCCCACGTCGTCATGAAAGCAGCCCAATTCTGGGTGATGTCGGTAATTTCCGACATGTTGACTGCTGGCACGCCCGAATCGGCACCTTTCGACAGGATTGCGCCTGTTTGCTGCGTCATCTTCAGATCAGCCGCAAGGGTACCGGCTGCATACGAAACCGAACTGCCTGCACCGACAGTGCCAGACGCGATGACGAACGCTGCGCGCTGCGAATCGTATGTGCATGCTGCGCCAAAGTCAGTGAAGGCCGCTTGGATGATTGCAGCCGCATTGGAGAAACTGGTTGCAGCAGTCAGGTCAATGTTCGCTGAGATTTTCTCAACGCCATCAATACTGACAACGAGCGTCCCTGCAAGCGTCTGGATGTAAGCCAGATCCGCCGGCACGAATGCACCGGAGCGCATATATGCCGAAACTGCTTCAGTCGGGTATTGAGTGAAAAGGATCTCTCCCGGCAGCCGCGTGGCGTTGTCAAAACCATTGAAGTAGATGCCAGCCAGCGCAGCCTCGACAGACGTAGGGCCGAAAAAACGCTGCACGTCGCGTGCCGTAGAAAAACTCTGCACCGACCCGATAGGGACGGCAGTATTGGTGGTCAGGATCAGGCCATTGAGGTCAAGGGCCGACCCGCCAGCGCCGATCACGCCAGGTACAACCTGGACAATCTCGCTTGCAGGGATGGACATATCATGCTCCCGGTGGGTAGGTTGTATCAACCTCTACGAGGCCGACATGTAAACGATCCGCGAACTGCTGCGGAAGAGAAATTTTTGGGTTGAACTGCAGTACAGCGTCGAACGTCCAGCGCTCGATATACTGGCTCTCGCCGCTGATGAAAGGCAGTTGTCTCGGTTCTGTGCAGAACAGTGGCTGGGCAGAATGCGGCCTGAGGGCATCACAGGCATAACTGCTGCGCCAGGCTATGGCGACTGCCAATGCTAGGTTTTGCGCTGACTCGCCATAAAAATCAAGTTGCGCCGTCCATTCGGTCGGGCGTCGAAGGCTCATGGTTCCTGCGCCCGGTGCGTCGTCATACTCGACACTCGGCAGAGCCAGTCCAACACCGCGCAGCGGGTTGATGTAGACGTGATGCCCAGTCGGCGACGCAACCCGGTTTTGCTGGCCACGCACGATCTCTACACCTGTGCCGACAATCCCTTGGATGAATTGCCCGATGCCATCAACAAGAGCATCTTCTGTGATCGATATCGGAGCGCTCATGGTGTTGGCCTCATCTGGAGGGTGACTCCCACCTTGCACCAGTCTGGCCAAGTTTCAAATACAACCGTCACCAGCCATACCTCACCAAAAAATGTGAGCAGGTCACCGCCTTTGGCCAAAGGCCGCACTACGCCTTGCGTGTCGCCGAACATGTACACGCTACGCTGTACTCCCTGGATGTTTTGCGCTTCCAAGTGGAAGAGATCCTTGCCACTCAGTGGCTGCACCTGCATGCGCACTTGCTCTTCCTCGAGATAGCGCGGCACTTGCTTCATGCCTGCCCCAATCTCATAACCATCACTGCGCAGTATTCCGCCCGTGATCATTGGATTTACAGCCGAGATAATGGGGCTGACGATTCCGTGCAGATTCATGTTTCAACCTCGTAATCGACACTTTGAAGCATGTGGCCGGTATCGATCAGGGGCTTTGAGAAGCCCTTTTTCTTTACCGTGTACTCAGCCAATGGGGGCTCTTGAAGCTCGAGAATCGAGGTCTGAAGCTGCCCCCTGATCCCTTCTCCCATCCTGCCCAAGGTCTCGTCGATGTCGTAGTCTGTCGACTTTGCGATCCTTCCCAGAGATGCCCCCCATCCGCCCTTCTTTTCTTCGATCATCGATCGGAAGAACGGTCGGGGCGGCTGGCGATTCTCAGGAACACCGTATTCGTCGTCGGCGGCAATCTTTGCGACCGGAGTTCCGTCTGGATAGGTGGCCCCCTCAAGGAACCCAACGCTCACGGATCCGCCCTGTCCAACCTTTTTGACCATTTCCTGGATCCGCTTGCGTAAGGCCTCGCCGCCTTTCATGTTTACGGACGCCATGGGATGGTCACCGGGATAGCAATTCCCGTCGGACCCGGGCGGTAACGGCCAACGCGATACTTTGCAGTGGCCTCCCAATACTGAGCACCATATGCAGTCTGCAGATACCACTGCGCAGATCCAGCGGGAGCGTCATATTGGGTCGATACCGACACCGAGCCCTCGGTTGCGCTGCCAATCCTGCCCACCAGCGAGCGCGGACCCTGGCCGTTCTCTCCATAGTTGATTGCCGAGATATGCGCGGTCAGGAGATATAACAGCGCTTTCCGCTCCTCGAGATCCTGAACCAGACTCTTTGCCGTATTGTTCAGATAGAGCGTGGCAAGGCGAAACGACTGTTCAAGCTGGGCGTCCGCCAGAGTCGAAAAAGACGGATACACCTGTTTGAACTCTTCCGGTTCAAAGATCACGATGCCGGACATGGTCAGGCCTTTTTGCCTTCGTAGTTCTCGGCCTGCAGACCGCGACCTGGCTTGGCGGGGTCAAGACCTTCGAGGCCAGTTTTGTTGCCTTTGCGTTCCCTGGCCTCCGAGGCGGCAGAGCGCTCGCTTTTCTGCGCAAAGACCAGACCGCGCTTGAGCGGCACGAAGTCTGCATACAGCTTCGTCCATGCGCTCCATACTTCCTCGGGGACCTCGGTGAGCCCATGGCCGCCGATCACTTCTGAGTCGTTTGCGCCCTTGAGCGTAATCGGTGTTTTCAGGCCAGGGATATCGATCACCAAGCCATTCGGCAGTTTGCAGCCGACGATAACGGTAGTCATCTGTTCGTTTCCTTGAAAGAAAAAGGGCGACCCATTGGCCGCCCCGATTGCCGTTGCGTCAGATCAGACGCCGATCATGCTGGCGATGCCCATGGGGACGCGGATGATCGCGCCCCAGGTGCCCTGGCTCTTTTTCTGCTTGAAGCTGGAGGTGTCGCGCACGATTGCATGCGCCCGCATCTTTTCGGTGAATGCGGCGTAGCCAACTTGCTGCCCCTCAACGCTATCGGCAAGCAGTTGCACCATCTGACCTGCCGGCGTCGCGTACTGAACCGCCGTCTCGATTTCCAGGCCCGGGAAATTCTTGGCCAGTTGATCGGTCACGTTGACGTTGTACTGATTGGTCTTGGTCAGGTTGACCTCGATTTCGGGCGACATGCACAGCTTGAGCTTGTCACGACGGTTGATCAGGCCTCGCGTCTGGGCGACCAGTTGGCCGAAGAGTCGCTGGGAAATGTCGTCGTAAATCTGCTGGCCGTCCTTGCTGGCCCAGGTGATGCCACCGCCCGAACCGGTCGCCCCTGGGGCAACCGGCGCGGAAAGGTTGGGATCATTCAGGAGTCCGTAGGTCTGCAGGCCCGACACGCCGAAGAAGTAGCTGTTGTCCTGGAACTTGTTGAGAACCAGCGCAGACGCGATGTTCAGTTCGGATGCCCAGTTGATCTTGGCGGCCCCGGCCATTTCGAGTTCGCGCTCGCCCCATTCCGTCATGGTCTGGTAGTGATAGGACTGGCGTTGCGGGAAGTTCGCGTTGGCATCTGCGCGACCGTTGTTGCCGAAGTCGTCGTAGCTGGAAACCTCACCGGTGGATTCCACCACCGGGAAGGTGGCGGTCAGCGTTGTCCAGTCGCCTTTCTTGGCCTCGCCCAGGATCACAGCGCCTTGCATCGGAGTCGTGAGCACGCGGGTCAGTTCCGGATCAACGTAGTTGACCAGGTAACCGGGAATCCCGGAGTTGCTGACCGTCACCAGCGGGCCGGCAGCGTCCAGAGCGCCCTGGAAGTCACGGCGGTATTGGTCGGGCAGATAGTCCATCGCGCCGGGGAAAACGATGCCGTAGGCACGCTCCAGCATTGCGAGATCGTTATGTCGTTTCATGTTGGTTACCCCAGATTGGTGGAGGTGATCTTGATCACCGTGTTGGCCGCACCGGCACTGCCGACAAACCAACTCGTTTCAGTGTGATCGGCAACCGTTGCGCCTGCTGGCGCAGTGGCAATCGAGCCGTCCTCGTTGTTGGCAAACACTTTCTGCCCAACTTCGGCAATCGTAGTCGTGCGGGCGAAAAAGTCGCCGAGGTTGTGCAGCACAAGGCCCAGCCCCTCGGGAATGATCATGGATGCCTCTTGCAGCCAGATCGTGATGACGCCTTGCTGGTTGCGATGGACAAAGCCCGTGGGGGTGCCAGTGCCAGCGTTGGACACGATGCCATCACCATCAGCCCAGGCGAAGCGGCCAACAGTCACGCCATCTTCACCGGCCACCAGCTCGCCGGGGCCTGCCAGGACGGTTGCGCGTGGGTTGGCGCTGGCGAAGTCGCCTTCGACGGCAACTGCGGGTTCGATATAGACCTGTTTTTGGAAGCCCATTTAGATCACCTTCATGTTTTTGACGTTGGGGTAGCGGTCTTCGAAGCCTTGAACAGCGGCGGAGTCCATCGCTACACGCGGGGTTTGCACGGCCTGGTCTTGGGACAGAGCCAGTTTGACCATGTGCCGGTAGGCCGCAGGCGGCACGCCATCGGTATCGATGCCCTTGGCGTCGAGAGCGAGTCGGTACACATCTTCTGCCGAGTCCTGAGCAACGATTTCACCGAGGATGGGTCGGCATTCCTGCTCTGCAGTTCGAATGGCATTCATGCGCGCCATCGCCGCCATTTCGCCCGCCGTGGTTGCACGCCGCATCGCTGCATCCATTGCCGCCTTGGTGACCGGCGCTTCCGGCGTTTCCGGCGTGTGCGGGGGCTCGTCCTTTGCGGTTTCCGTCGACGACGGGGCAGCGCCCAGCGCCTTCATGACCTTTTCCATGTCTTCATGCCCCAGCATTTCGCCCAGCGATTCCCGCAACTTGCCCAGCAGGTTGTCATCGAGGGCGACTTCGTTTTCACGCGCTTTCTCGGACTCGCCCGAGTTGCGCGTTTCGTCATCTTCATCCTCGCCAATGGGGGATTGGCCGGGATCGCAGAACACCTCGATCACGTCTTTCAGGTCTTTCAGGTCGGCATCCTGCGCCAGCTTTCCTGCAAATCGGTTTTCCAGCGCACGAATAATGCGCGACGTTTCGCTCTTGAGGTTCTTGCGCGTGACACCCTTGAGCGTGGTGCTCAGGTCAACCATGGCGGCGTCGGCGGCGAGTCGGGGACGAATGTGCGCCCCGAGCGCGCCAGCGACAGCGATGGCGGTTTTGCTCTGTTTCATTTTCGGTATCTCCGAAGGGTTGATAGTGTTGCTGTCGCCTACGACGACGTCAGGGCCTGCGCGGCCCACCTCGACAAGCGCGACGTGATTGCCGCGTATGTCTCGCATCACCCCGTCGTATGCAACGCCTTCATACTTGCCAGGCGTCATGTCGGCTCGGTAGCGGTAGGCGCTGGACAGCTCCTTTTGATCCTCGGATTCAACGAGGGCAATGGCTACGGCGTCCCATACGACGAGGGAATTTTTCAAATATGGCGCGGAGTATCGGGCGTTCGACCCTGTAGCCCCCACCACAAACTCTTTCTGCGGTTCTTCTGCGGAAACGGGTATGTGCTTGCTCAGAAGCGGGATGTTGTTGAACGTCTTCGCCGCTCGTTCAAGCTCTTCCGGATCTCGAAGCAGGAAATACACTCGATCTGGAGATAGTCCCAGTTGCTCCCAATCCGGGATTTCATCGCCTCGGTATGGATTCACCGTAGCTTTGCTGATGTTGCTGACCTCTACATGCATCCGCCCGTCAACATCCATCCTGCGCACTGAGGCCCTGTCAAAAGCCAAGCCACGCTTGTTTTCATTGTTCATGCTTCAAACCCTGGAATGATGCTGATCGACACGCAACGGCAGTTGGGTAGTTCTCCGGGCCTGATGTACTCGCCGTCAATCAGCATGCCCTTGTCCACTTCGTACGTTTTCCCATCTGCTTTCAGATGAGACTGGCGCGGCACCTTTCCTCCGTGGGAATGCCTCCACTTCGCATGGGTGATTCCCAGGCTCTTTTGCCGAACGCGGTTGATCGTTGCTGTGGCCTTGTTGTTCTGATCTCGAGCTATGAATGCTGCCCGTCGGCGGGTGATTCCGTAGCGTTTCTCCAGTTCCTTGGTCAGGCCCGAAAGGTCGCGGCCCAGGTTCACCGAGCGCATTACCATCCCTTCGACCTCAAGCAAATACTCTTGAGCGATAGACCGGATCAGGCCTACGTTTTCCTGGACAGTCGCTTGAAAGACATCGTTTGCCGCCTTGGTCATCTGGAACTTGACGACAAAACCCTTTTGCCGGAGTGAATCCATCAACGAGACTTCTGCCGCTGTTTTTGCTGACTCGGCGAACCGCTCAGCCATCGGCCTGGCCTCTTCGTCAAAGCGGCGCTGCCATTGCTTTGCCAGCTTTCGCATGACTTTTGAAAGCGCTCTCGCTGGGCTTTCGTCCTGAGCTATTTCCGGCTCGTTCCTTCGATAGGCAGCCGTCAGCCAGTAAACGACCGACGCCTGCATCTCTCTGACCATTCGATCCAGATTCGCCCTGTACTCCGCTTCGACACCACGGTTTGCATGGACTGGCCTCAGTTCAATCGCCTTGCCCGTTGGGGATATCAGCTTGCTCATCGTCATCCTCAAGCGGGACTGGCATTACTTCACCGTCCCAGTCATCGACATCCAGCGCGTTGTATCCATTGTTTTCGTCTGCTGCAACGCGCTTGCGCGCTTCCAGTGGGCTGATGACAGACGCCCCAATAAGCACTGCGTCAGTCTCGGCGTCGTACTTTCGTACCTCGGCCAGTTCCTTCTCGCTCAGTTGCCACAACGGAACGAAGCTGAACGTAATGTCGGGGTCGATCTCTCCAAACTCGCTGAGCTGGATGACCTCCAAGCAGGCTTGCAGCGGATCTCTGAATACCGACTCTTGGGCAGAGTGGATATCGTCGTAGAACACGCGAATCTCACCGTCTGCGCTCGCGTTGAGTCCGCTGGGGGTGATCCCAAGCAACTTGACCAGGGGAATGCCGGACACGACCGACAGCTGTTCAAGCGACTGGTTTTGGAGCGCATCAAGGCCGGACAGCGGGACGTTTTCGAAACGAAATTCTTCCGTATCTTTATTGACTGTCCATGCGCCTCTGTTTTTTCGCGTGCGGTTGAACAGATCTACCCGAGCAAACACATCGTCGCCCGCACCACCGGAAAGAACCGACTCCAAGTTGGTGCTGAACACCCCGACCGAAAACCCATCGATCAGGTTTGCAACTGCCTGCCGGGTAGTCAGCCAGTTATTCACGTACGGAATGGCCAACTGGGTCATCGACATGCCGCCGAAGTTGTACGACGGCTTGAGAAGGTCGGGAACTTCCCGAGACACAACTTCCAGCAACCGGGAGGCATGAACCTCGCGGCCCAGCACAAACCAAGACGTGGGCCGGTAGAAGTCCGACCGCATCGGGTTGTCGCTGTTGTACAGATAGGGCGTCGTCCACACCGGCTCGATCACCTTGAATCCCACCAGTGACCCTTTCTTGATCTTGGCGGGCGATCGGATCAGCATGGTCGTCAGTTCCTCGGGGTCTGCCCAGGCCTGCGTTCCCTTCGGCGTCTTGACGTCGATATAGATCTGAGAATGCCCAAACAATCCGTCCTGCAACGCCGCCTCGCGGAACTTCGCGCGCAGCTTGTATCGCCGCATTGCCTTCTCGATAGCTTCCAGCTTGTCCTGCTTGTCGTCGTCACCCTTGGTTTCCAGCTTGATCCATTTGCGGGTCATCTCGTTTGCAATGACCGCGCTCATCTTTCGATACTCGGGGCGCTGCGAAAGCTCGGCAAGGTACGGGTAGCCCAAGAACCCCATGCCCGCATACGCCTCACTGACATACGCATACGCGGGGCTCATGGCGCTGTCCATCGCCATAACTCTTGCTTTGTGGCTTTCAGGTATGACACCTGGCATGATGGCCGGTGGCTTGAACTCTCCAGTAGGGATGGGATCTGCGTCCGGATGAGGCCCAGCCTTCGCTACGGCCTCCGGATTGATCTTAATCCCAGGCTTTTTAGGCGCAGCCGTCTCCTGCGCGGGAGCCGAATCAGGCTTGCCGCGTCGGAACCAGTTTTTAAAAATCATGCTCGCCTCAAGGCCTTGGGGTTGATCTTCATGCGCCCTATTTGCTGTATCAGCGGGCCTAACGCATAGCGGGCTGCGTCGATGTAATGGTTGTTCTTGTCTACGATGTCAGTCAGGACATCGCCAGTCATCCGATCCACCTTGTAGCTGTACGTCCTGGCTTCGTGCAGGAACTTGGTGCAGCGCGGATGGATGATGATTTCCTTGTAGCTGCGCAGGTGAGCAATGCCATCCTCGACGCTGCCTTTCCATTTCTCGACTCCAACGATGCGCGGCAGGCATAGACGTGTGCTGTTTGCGCTGTTTTTGACGTGACTGATGGTTTCAGGTCGCGCCGAGTCAGCGCGCACAACATGTCGCTCTATGTCGGGCAGACGGTCGATCATGAATCCAGCTATGTCGTCGTTTTCTAGCCCGACCTTGCCGGCCTCATATTCGACATACAGCCGGTGATCGTTGATCCACAGCTTTACGCCAGCAGTCGGGTCTTGCGAGAAGCCCCAATCGACACCGAAGTACGGGCCGTCCCATCCAACCTTCGGCTCAAACTCAGCCACTCGATACTTTCCGGACAGAATTTGCGCTTCGCTGTTCTCGCGATACGCGCCATCCCAAATCCATGCATACGTCTGGTCTTCCAGACGATCTCGATCAGACAGCCGCTCTTGCTCCAGTACAGCCGGAAACCACGGGTTGTCCGTGTAGTTCAACTCGACAATCTTGGATTCTGGCGGCGGAGACTTCCGAAACCGTTTGTCCGTTGGGCTGCCGTCTTTCTCTGGATTCCATGTCACCCATATTTCCGAACCAGCCTCGCGCACTGTCGGGGCCAGTTTCTGCCAAGCCACCTCACTGACGTTCTCGGCCTCGTCCACCCAGGCAATCAGGATTCGCGCCTTGGACTTGATGCTGTCCAGGTTGTGGCGCAGGCCGGCGAACACGTATGACACGCGCCGGTTCTTCGTCCTGATGTATTTCTCGCCAATGTCGAAGTACGCATCCAGCCACGGCAGCGAGCGAATAGCCTGCTTGATCTCCTCCATCGAGGATTCTTCAAGGCTGTTCATGTACTCCCGAGCGCCCAGGATCACCCCAGACACTCCGGCCTCAGCGAACATGTACGCCCGCACAGCCGTCATCAATGCAAAGCTGCGCGTCTTGGCTGACCCACGCCCGCCGTGTGCTCCCCTGTATCGCGCCTGACCACTGAACACCGGTATCAGCTTCGGCGGTAGCTCAATCCTTGCTTTCGACATTTGGAGCCACCAATTCGATGACCGTGGGCGTCGTTGGTATCGGCCCCCCCCCCGGCCCGCTCAATTCCCGCTTGTTCGTGAACATGCCACCCATTTCCTTGGCGGCCTGCTCCATCAAGGATGCAGCCAGGACAATATTCTTCCTTCGCATAGCCTCGTTCGCCATGCGGTGTAGCTGTCGAAGGCGGAAGGCCTGATCCGCGATAGGGATCTCAGCCACCTCCTTTCTGAATACTGCCCGTGTGTCGTGAAACAGATCGCGCCACTTCTTTGCCAGCGTCTTGCCCATTGCTTTCGTTGGGTCGTAGCTGGCCGCCTGCTGGCGCGTGATTTCAATGCCGAACTCTTCTTTTACTGAATCAGCGACTTGTGTAGGTGTGTCATAGCAGGCAAGCGCTTGCACAATGAAGCGCTGCACCGCCTCATTAAGCTTTGCCATAATGTGAAATCCGTATGGTGCAGGTAAATGTTATGCGGCAACTTTCAGGCAGGTCCCGCAGGCATGAGCGATGCTTGCCCTTCCTACCGATGGACCGCGCTGGCCGGCGTCAATCATGAGTTGAACGTCCCTAGATGGCCCATACCGCGCAACCACGCCGATGAACTCTTCGACATCGTGGCCAACCATGCGCAGCTTTGGTCGGCCTTCCTTGTCGAACTTCGGTGAGCCGAACTCGTCCATCTGCTGACCTATGTGCATCAGCTCATGCTCAACCAGCGCACAGAACTCAATGTCGCTGCACTGTGAACAATGATCGGCTGCTAGCGTGATGATGAAATCCGGCACGTAGCCAAACCATTCACGCATCTGCTGTTCTTGGCGGGCCTTCTGCCAGCCACCAGCGCGGAACATGACTTGCTCGCACTGGCCCAGTACTGTACGACCTTGCTTTGTGAATGCGTTTGACGCCCACAGGAAGCACAGATCAGCATCAATCAGGTGCGAATGGTCAGGGTTGTAGAGCGGGCCGCCCTCTCCCAGGATGTTTCGCTGCACCCATTCACCGATCTCTGGCGCTGGGCGCAACGCAGTGAAAATCGAAGCATCATCACCAACCAGATCGGCAGGCGGTTTCGGCCTGGTGAGGTTGGTCATACGTGATGCTCCAAATGAAAAGCCCCGCCGATCATACGAAGGGCGGGGCTTGTTTTGCGCTTCGCTTTCAGCGGGCGCAAGTTCTCTACCCGTATGTTACCGCTGGCGTTATCGAATGTGCGGCCTGTTGTTATCGTTCGATAACATTTGCCCCGGAATGCGCCAGATATATTTATCTCCGTACTTCCCTGGCTCTGGCTTGACGATCTCAACAAGGCCGTGCTCCGACAGGGTGCGCATAGCCCTCTGAATGCCGCGCTCATATTTCGGCCTTTCTTTCGCCGTCAGGGTTCTGCCCCGCGACACATGGCGGATAAGTTCTACCAGCTTGAATGGCCTGCCGGGGTATGCCGCCATCAGATCCCCTGCGTCGTTATATCGAATCATCGGAACTCCCCAAACACGCGCAATTTAAATTCATCGACGTGGCGCTCGTACTCGCCCCGGCTGATGCGCAATTCCCGGCAGGCCGTCTCGCGCTTTGTGTTGCCTGTTCGCACCCATGCCTTTGTCAACTGTCCATCCCTGACCTCTTCGCCCTGCCCCCATGTGTCGTAGTGGCTTCGCTTTGTGTACTCGTACATCAACACGCGGCGGGCGATCTGCGGCTGGGCGTCGAATATCCGCTGCACCCGCTCTGCGTTCTCCCGGTGGAATACCCGGTTCGCCGCTGGCTGCTCGTCGTGATCCTCGCCCCATGGCGGTGCAACGTAATGCCCCTCGACAGACCGGCACCGGCCTGGTTCCCTGGGCTCGGGCGATTCACCCGACCAGCAGAACCTGATCCAGTTCTCGATCTCGTCACGGACGAATGATGGATAGCGTTGTGTCATTTGCCCCGCCCGTATCCGCTGATCTCGCTACCGTTGCCGATGCCGTGCATGCCCATCATCGGCGGCTGCGCCCTCTGGATATCGGCCAGCCGTGGATGCGGCGCAGGACGGTACACAGGGCGCTGGCATAGCGGCGTCGGCGCTGTATGTGGTTGGCTCTGGTACGCGCCGACTGCACGGCCAATGGCCCGCATATACTCGTTGGACACAGCCCTAGCACACAGCCGGGCCTTGCGCATCTCAAAGTAGATGTCCGTCGCGCTGGCGTTGTCCCGAATATTCACCCCTGCAGCACGCAATGCCTCTATCCCTGCCTTCTTGATTTCTGCGCTTGTCATGCCTTACCTCCCAGCAAAGAAATGGCATCCACATGGTTTTGATATGTCAGACCGTCCGTGTAGGGCGTCTTCACAAAGCGCTCCATCTGCTCGTCCAACATGTCGCTGTTGTCATCAATGATGATGTAGGCGTCGATCTGGCCCGCGTGTGCATCCAGCCATTCCTTGATCTGCTCACCGCGAACTTCGCTTCCAAATGCTTGCCGGGTTGCCCCGATGATGCTCACTCCCAACTTTCGCGCCAGCGCATCCATTTCAGGCTTACTCATCCCGATTCGCCATGTTGAAGACAGCACCACCCTGGCCTCAGTCTTTTCCACAATGCGGCGTAGCAGTCCGATGGACACATCATCAAACTTGACCCACGAATCAGGTTCACCCGGCCACGGATAGCCCTTGTATGCCATGCAAGATCGTAGGCTATTCAGTACGCCATCAATGTCCAAGAAAATTACCTTCATGACCTTCCGCCCTCCTGAATCCTCAACAACACCGCACCACCCTTGACCGGGCCTTTCATGCTCACCACCAGCGGATCAAATGCGCTGTCATCCACTCCCAGCGCATCACAGACTCCATCAATCCCGGACTTCATCGACGCCAGAAGGTTGTCCCGGTCGCGCCTACGTCGGTCTGGCGGCATGAACTCCAGCACCAGGGCCGGACTGGACGGCACCGGCTGTCTATGCTGGCTGGCCAGCAGACGGCACTTCGCCCGGTAGGCCTGTTTCAGCTTTGCAAGCGCCATGTGATGCAGGCGGGCGTTCGGGCTCAATCCCTTGTGCGGCCAGGGCAGGCTGATCTCGATCATGCCCGCCCCTCCATGGCAGTCTTGGCCATGCTGAGCACCAGGGCACTACGCCCTTTCGGATTGCTCAGAATCTTCTTTGCCCACAGCAGAGGGTCGCGGCCAGAAATCAGAGCCTGTTCAGCCATTTTCTGCACACGCTTCTGCCCTTCTTCCTTGCTCGTCACGTCCTGGCCAGGGGCCGGCAATGCGACGGCAGGCATCGGCACAGGCTCCCATTGCCCTTTCTTCCAGCTATCGCGCAGCACCTTTTCCCAGCGTCCGCGGATTGCAGCAAACCCCTGGTTGAGCAGATCGTGCGCACCAACATGAACGGCAGCCCAATACACGGCAGGATGTGACCACTCGCCAAGGTTGCCTCGCTTGCGCTCCTGCATTCCCAACACCGCCTCAGCGTGAGCGATTGCCGGATCCATGCCAGGACGGCACAGCACGATGAACTCGGGCAGCGTCGGCGGAAAGGGCCGGCTCTTGCAAGCCTCCAGGCCCGTTGCAATGTCTTGCCCGGTCATGCAGCCCAAGTCGTCAGCCCATGCACCCTTCATAAATCCCACATCTGTGCCTGCCCACTGGCTGGCGAACTTCTGCCCGTACATGGCCGACAGGCGCATGAAAAGGCGGTCTATCCATTCCATCGGCATAGGATGGCGCTCAGTTTGCAGTTGCATCGATAACCCCCATGTCAATCGTGCTGCCGGCTGCCGGCTGCGATCCCTTCCAGAGCTGCGAAGTCCAGTCGGCATTGCGTTGTGCTTGTGTCTGCGGACGTGCGCCCGCCTTCTTGGGCGATCCCTCCAGCCATTCAGCCTTTCCGCCTTGCCAACCCCGCTGCATGCACTCAGTCAAAAAGGCGTCAACGCTGTAGCCGATCAGCCATGCTTTCTTGGCCTCCCTGCCGATACCGTTCACAGCGGTCTGCGTCAGCGGAGCTTTCTTGGCCTTGCGGTGCTTGACGTAATCAGCCCAAACCTCATCCGAGGGCTGAGATGGCCATTCGGAAAAATCGACAGCAGGCGCGGCAGCGCGTGCGCGGGGTTTTGTTTTTATCTTTTCTTCTTCTTTATCTGTTTCTTCTTCTTTATCTGGCGGCGTTACGGGTGCGTTACGTAACGCGTTACTCCCGTTTTCCTCCTTTTTCTTCTCGCGGAACCGGCGTTGTCGCTCCGCTCCGGACGGGTCAGAGTCGCTACGCATCTGGCGTTTTTCCCACCCCAGAGGCTGCCAATACTCATCCACCAAGCCTGCAGCCATAAGACGGCGCTTCACGTCCCTGATGATGGCGTGATCGATCCAGAGGCGCTGCGCGACAATCCTGTCCAGCAAGTCTGCAGGGCAGTCTTGATCAAGAGCACCATCGGATTTCAGCGCCAGCACACCGATAAAGTGGCGCTGATCCTCGAAGGCCAGCGCGATCATCTTGGGGTCGTTCAGAAAGTCCGTGTACATACGGAACCATGGCATCTTGCTCATACAGCCCTCACAAATACACGCACAGGGTGTCCACGCGTCAGCGCGGATCGCGCCGGCCTGTAGCCCATATGCTTGATGACGCGCCGATTGATCGCAGTGCGCCCCAGCGCTCCCCATGCCTGGGGGCTGGGCGGGATCAAGTCGATGCGGTTGTAAATGACCCACTCGCGGAAATCCTCCATTGCGAATGGCCGGTTTTGCTCAGACGCCCAGGTATCCAGGCACTCAAGAATGCGATCAGTCCAGTCCGGCACCGCCGCGTGAGCGTGTGCCCTCGCCTGCTCGATGCCGATGTCTGCTAGTTGATGGCCGTTCATGCCGCCTCCATTTTTTGGTTGCGAACCGGCTCCCACCGGGACAGGGCATCGAAAAATACGGCGCGCTTTTCCTCGCGGGATGCTGTCGTTCCAAAGTCGAGCCAGTAATGGCATGCGCCGCACCCAGGCACGCTAAATCTGTCAGCCGCCTTCAATCCGAACCCTTTCCCCGTGTCTGCCCAATTCCCGTGGCAGTCGACTACGGTAGGGTCATGGGGGTCAAGTGCGCACAGACCCGGCACGCGCAGATAGCACGGCTCACCCCGGCAGGCGTCGAGCAGCTTTCTGTCGTGATGGCCTGCAATCTTGTTCTTACGCCGGCTTGATCGCTTCATAGGGCTGCGCTGCAGGGGCTTCGCGCTGGCCTTGAAGGTGCTGTTCCAAGCTCTCATCAATCGCCCCTCAGCATAGAAAACAGCGCCACAAAGAGGCATACGATGCCGAAACCCAAAGCGAACTTTGGAGACATGTGCGGCGCGCCTACTATGAGCAGATACAGCATGAAAAGATCAGAGGTTTTCATGGCTTCACCCATCCCGGCACATCGACTGGCTCGGACCAGCGAACGCCGCGCTCGGCACCAAAGGCGTACAGAAACTCAATTACCTCTGTCATTTCACGCACGCCCATCTTGCTCGTCCGCTTGCCCAGCATGACGAATCCGCCACGCAGGCCCATAGCCATGCGGTTTTCTTGTGACAGACTGGCAGTGATGATGGCCTTCCAGTCCTCCGGTGCCAGCTTCTGCGAAACCCCATTTACCGGCCATTCAACCTGCTTTGATACGTCAGTCAGCATTGCCCACATACGGGCGTTTTGATCCAGGCTGCGCGTAGGCTCTTTGGGTGGCGCGAACAGATGGCCGTCAGGCGCGTTCAGCACCATCTGGATCGCCATCTGTCGCGTCGATGGGGTGAGACGAATTTGGCGCACTTGCATATCAATCCTCGTCGTCGTGCTCTATCTTCGACTGCAGGTACTTGTAGGCCATCCGCTCGAGCGCTCGGATGTCGTCCCGACTGACGACAACAACGTCAGACGCAGATACCTGCAGGCCCAAGGCACCCAACAGATGACAGAACTGGTCTAGGTCATCCCCTTTCAACCTGCTCAGCGCGCTCGGATCCATTCCCATGCAAGCCGCTGCACGGACTTGAGTGAACTGTGCAAGACGACGCAATACCAACGCATGAATACTTGCACCGTTCTTGCGGGCCATTTCACGCCGCTCGGGGGATACTGCTTGGGTGTTCATTTGCTACTTCCAACTTTGAGAACGGCCAACATGACCGAAACAGAAAAAATCCTTACGCACGCAGAAGACATCGCCCGCCGCAGCTTCGAGCAGCCAAGCGAAACCACTGTCATGCGGATCTTCATGAGGCTCTGCGAGGAGCAAGACAGACCAGCTGTCGACACCCAGGACGACGCGCCACAGGTGATGCACTGATGGCTATACATCTGTCGGCCCTATCGGGATGCGCTCGTCTTTGTTCTTGGGGTCAGGCATTGGCTGGCTCCTGGCGGCGCTTGCGGCGTACTGAGGTCAAGCCAAAGACCTCAGGCTTCAAGGCACGAAAAGCCGTCATCCACGATTTGGGGATGTGATCTTCCGTGACCATCTGGGAAATACGGCCCTTGGTAAGCCCGGTGATCCTCATCACCTCGGCTCTGCCGCCCATGCGCTCAATGATTTGGTGTGCATTCATGAGTCCAGTTTAGTGTTCTGAACCATAGAAAGTCAAGCACGCTAAACCTTAAGTAGTTTAGATTTCCGAACCATGACAACAAAAACCCCGCTCCAAAGCCGCATGCACGAAATGATTGAAGAACTCCGTGAAAAGGGCTTCGATCAGATTGACGTTGCCAAAGCGGCCGGAGTATCAAAAGGAACAGTCACGCAGTGGCTGGATGGCGCGATCAAATCCATAAAAATGGAAAACGCCATGGGAATAGAAGAACGCTACGGATACAGCCATGTATGGCTGGTCCTTGGCCGACTTCCTAAGATGCTTAGCGAGAAAAGGCCGCTTCTCCCTTCTCCCAAGAAGGATCAGTCCATGTTTGAGCTGCTGGATGTAAGGGCCGCATGCGGGGATGGATATAGAAATGAAGATCACCCAGAGGTGGTTTCAACAATGTTCATCCCGGCACAAGTGGCGCAGGCAATGATTGGGACAACCAATAGAGGTGGTTCTGTAAAGATCGTAACGGCAGCCAAAGACTCTATGGCTCCTACAATCAATCCAGATGACCTGCTGTTTGTCGACACATCATCTACAGAGTATGCCGGCGAAACGGTGTACCTGATCCAACATGGAGGAGAACTGTTGTGCAAGCGGCTTTCCCTTGTGGGCCGCGATATCATCGTCTCCTCCGATAATGATCACTACCCCGCCTGGAAATGGAGCGACCGCCCCGAAGAGACACGAATCATAGGTCGGGTTCTTAGGGTGCTTCCAATACAGTTCAAAAAATTCAGCTCTGACTGATTCCTGCAGGCTTAGCCATGGATTGGATAATTCTTTTTGTCTTTTTGTGGGTGTCGTGGCGTTTGTTTGTATGGTACCGGAGGAAAAAACGCCTGGTTGAGCGTCGCGCCGCATTGCTTAGGAAGTACGGCGACGCAGAGATCGTAGACAAAATTATGCGCATGTCGATCTGGCAAGGTCAGACGGAAGAGCAATTGTTGGATTCCCTGGGTCCGCCTTTGGACTGCGACGAAAAAGTAATGAAGAACAAGAAGCGTGAAACATGGAAGTATCGTCACCAAGGAGGCAATAGGTACGGACTTCGCGTTACCCTAGAAAAAGGGCTGGTGGTCGGTTGGGATATAAAGGGCTAGCCCCTTTCCTTTAAAGAGAAAAAATGCAAAAAACACTTATCACCTTGGCTTCTTCTGCCCTTCTTTCCGTCATCGTCCAGCCTGTCTTTTCGGAGCCGATTCCGTCTACCTTTTACAATGTAGCGTCTGGGCAATGCCGCATGTTGAATCTGTATATAGGGTCAGTTGCCGGGTGGCGAGACAACGGCGTCCCTATCGAACGAGTACAAGAAAACGTTCAGACCGCCGTGTCGCCCTTCGGCCTAACTCCTGAAGTCTTGTTGCGCTGGCGGCGCGCCGTCGACGAGATCTACTACTCGACCCAGACTCAAGAGCAAGTCTCTGCAAAGTACGAAGGATTCTGCGCCCCTTACGAGCGGATGAACATACCTGTGCCTATGCCCAGGTGAGGATAGCCCCCTGCTGCTTATAGGTGGGCGGTGGGTAGAGGTCGGGGTGCGAGAACATAACAATCAGGGGTTATGCATGATCAAAGTAGTGGCCCCATAGAAGCATAGAGCGTGATGGCGGTACGCAGTGGGCCCTAGATCCTGCTACCAAGCAAGCAACCTGCAGAAACACCATCGACCTGCAGAAATTCAAACGACCTGCAGAAATGTTGACGACCTGCAGAAATGTTGACGACCTGCGTAACCTGAAGTAACCTGCGGGCACCACTTACTCGGGAGTACGATAAATGTCCACCGGCCTGCAGAGAATTATTGCCAATCACGACCGCTCCCTTGAGGAGTCATACGAAGGCCCTATCAAGTTGAGGCGGAGACGCTATGCCGTCACAAATCTGCGCGGCGGCATAGGCAAGTCGACGCTGTCATTTAACTTGGCATGGATGTTTACCCGCCATCACTCCACCTTGGTTGCTGACTTGTGTCCCCAGAGGAACCTAACAGAATCAATCATGCGCGGACAGAAGGCCGAGATCACCATTAGCCATGCCCTCAACCCCAAGGTGCTCGGCCCGGCATTTGGGGAGGTCCCCGACGATATTTCATATCGGGCAAGCACGCTGAACGATCATTTCAAGGGCGCAAAATCAGGCTTTCTTATACCAGGGGACGGCAGCCTTTTCGCTTTTCCCTCCGCTCTGTATCAGCAACTGCAACAAGCGATGGCTGCCGGAAATAAGAAGGCCGTGTCGAATATTTTGTTCAGCTTGCGAGACATACTGAAAACTGAGGCGGAAGAGAAAAAATGCTCAAGAATCATTATGGATTGCAGCCCGTTTTATGGTGGCGGAACACACTTATCCTGGTGCGCAGCAGATGCCGTGATTATTCCTGTTCGTGTCGATGAGCACTCTATTGAGTCCCTTGATATCACGCTTGATATGCTATCGAATCCAAATAGTGACTTTAACGTTTGGGGCGAGAGAGCCGGTGGCATCAAGCCACCTCGGGTTGCAGCGATAGTTATGACTATGGTTGGCGCTCGCAGTCCGAAGAAAGGCGTTAAAGACAGGGCGTCTCAAATGTATGTCGAGAGGGCCTATGCGACTGCTGCAAAGTATCCCGATCTTTTTGATTTTGATGACCCCGCCGACGCATTTGCGATTACCGATGATTTCATGTCCGCTGGCAGAATCAGCGGAGCTGAAGGCATCCCCATCCCAAAGCTTAAGGTTGGGCAGTTCCATTCTGTAAATGGGAGCAGGCTTCAAGTAAACCAGTCACAAACAAAATATAGAAAGGAACTGGATTACCTCCTGAGCATCCTTTAAACAAAAGGATGTAACGTTCAAAACGAAGCCCCTCACGGGGCTTTTTTACGTCACTCCTGCCCCCGCATGGCCTGCACTTTTCTTGACGCCCTGCTGTTTTGTAGCTGACCTGCACCTATCGCCCCAGCCCCGCAATGCGGGGCTTTTTTGTGGCTAGTTGAGGCGACTCCCGAGCGTGGGCAGAGCGCCGGACTCTGCGCCATTTCTCGCTCATTTCAAACAGAACTCTAAACAAATTGGTTTAGAACGCTTGACTAATGATAGTTCAGTGTTCTAAACTGTTTTCGTCGACTCACAGAACGCCTAGCCCCCAGGGCAGCAAGTAATGAGTCAGCAGGAACAGCAGTGCCGCTCTTTAAAAACCGAAGTGATGAATACCGTTCCCTGCCCTATACGGGTGGTGCGAGTGAACGGCTGCGCAACAAGCGACCCCGCAGGAGCAAAAGGGCGAAATCCCGCACGACCCAGAGAGGCGCACGTCTCGCATGTCTGGATACGGCGGGGGACGGCTCAGAGCCGCGCCAAATCACATGCCTGATGGCGACGTAATCAGGAGAACGCCCTTCCAGACCCATTCTGGAAGATCCGTGCAAGCCGGAAGCCTGCCTCATGCGTCGTGGTATCTCGCAGAGGCAGGACGCATCTGAATCCCCCCTAAATGGTTAGGGATGGGATTTTCATGCGAGGAAGATATGTCTGCATTCTGCGTGTTTGGGATGACGGAGCCGATGGCAAAGACTCTTGCCGCTCGGAAATCACCCCCCAAGGAAACGAGGGGGGCAACTGACGAAGAGATTGATGCGTGGCGGCGCGAGCAGGTTGACACGATTTTGAAGCAAGGCAAGGCTCGGCAAGTATCCGGGCTGTTCGATGCCCCTCAGTTCTGCCGAGACTGGATTGATCTGGCCAGCCGCACGACTCGCGTATCACGACTCAAAGTGATGGTGCGAGACATTAAGACCGACAAGCACGGCAATGAGGTTCTGAATAAGCGCACAAAGCTCCCCGTTATGACTTGGCGGGCGCTGTAAGGCGTCTTTCAGTGAGAGCCGCGCCGGATGATAAGGAGATAGATATGCAAACCATCAATCAAGGGAACAACGAGCAAATCAGCCGTGGCGTCGTCGAGATTCAGGGCGAATTTATTGCGATGACATTCACGCAGTCCAAGGTATTCAAGAGCCACGCCGCCGCCGTCCGTTGGCTGGAAAAACGCGGTGTAGCTGTGAAATGAGCCAGCAATGGCGGGTTGAATACATCAGATACCGGAGCCCTGATTTTTCGGGGCGGTACTACGCAACCGACCGGCTTGATGCTGAACGAGCTGCAGCAAAACTCGAAAAGCTGAAGCACATTTCCGAAGTGCGGATTGTTTTGGCTGAAGATGCTAGTCGAGAAAACGAGGGATAGATATGGAACACAAGCACACTCCGGACAAGGCGCTGGTCATCATCTACAAGGAATCGCTGGCCCAAAGCCTGATATCGGATATGGCCACCTTTGGCCTGCTGCTGCTTTGCAGCTGGGCCAGCCGGGATAGCGCATGGTGGACGCTGGTTACTGGCTGCATGTTCCTGTTCTTCCTTGTGATGAGGGCCATTCAGGCCACCAAAAGCGAAAACGTTTTGCGCTTCTACTCGCTGGATGACATGCAGGAATGGCTGGAATCCCAGCAACAGGAGAACCCCAATGACCACTGAGACAGTTCTTACGGATGCCGAGATCGAGGCATGCCGCATCGCGGGCGGCGGGATCGTGGAGGAATTTGCCCGCGCCATCGAACGCGCCGTACTGCAATCCCCTGAAGTGCAGAAGATGCGCAGGGATGCGGATTTTTGGCGCTTCTTAATCGACAACTACGCTGAATATGGAACCGTAGGGTTCATTGATGGAGCAGCGCTCAAGGTCGCCATCGACGCAGCAATGGAGAAGAAGGAATGAGCAAGATAACGATGCCGGAGCCTGTGACATACGCGCATTTCACTAAAGATGGCCTAGTTCGAATGTGGTCCCGAAATCCAGCCAATCTACAGGCTGTCACGGAAGCTATCGGGAAGCAGCCAACCGCATTAATCACCACCGAACAAGCCGAAGCCTACGCAGCCGCCAGGGTGAGAGAGGCTCTGGAAGATGCGGCAAAGGTTGCAATGAACGCTCCGATCAACGCCTGCATAGCTCGCAGCAAGCAGTAGCGAGGCTCAGGCCCGCCCGGTTCGATTAGCCGGGGTCATCACATAGGCGGCGGCGTGGAAAGCAGACACGCAGGGGAAATAGCGGGCGACCCCACCTGAAAAACAGCCAAAGTCCAGAGAGTCAGGCCGAACAAATCGGGGCTGGCACCGAGCGGCAGTAGCAGAAAGGCAGTGACCGCCTTTGAGGATAGCCGGTGTTGCGACCGGCCCGCCTATGTGATGGTGAAGCGCAGTCCAGCGCAAGCGCGTGAGCAGGTGCAGATGGCCCGTTCGATTCGGCCTAGCGCGTGTGGAAATAGCTGTCATGACACCCCGGAAAGACGGGGGCTATCAGGGAATGTTGCTGGCCCAAGAGGAAGCGGGCTGATCAACTGGCTGGGAGACGCGGCCCTTCTGGGAAGGTGCCCTTACCATCGGCCAGATGCCGGGTTCGAATCCACACGCGCGAGCTTGGATAGGGGGACGCCCCGAACCAGCAACATTCCCTGATGGCAGCAGTACGCGCAGGCGATGCGCTATAGCCCCGGTATTTGGTTCGGGTCGAAAAGCCAAGCTACAGGTGTTCGGAATAGCGGGCCACGATTTGTGGCAATAGGCTACCGATGCAAACGCAAGGGCACCAAAGCCGGGATCGCATCCGGTGCCATCAAACTGCGGATCACGAATGGGCAACAAACCCCATCCACCCGCGACTCGCTGGCAGACGAGTAATAAAGACATTGCCCGCATTACCGCGATGCTAAGAGCGCTAGGGGCTGCGTGGCTGCGTAAACGCCACGGCATGGGAGTTTGGGTTTCCTGTGTGCGACCACGAGGACGGCTGACCCAACAGCGCCGGAAAAACGTAACCGGCATGAGTCTACCGGGCAGCTTCGGCTGTCGCGGACAAGCAAGACGGCGGTGAGAGCCCGCGCCGGAGACGTAACCGGCACCCTCCCCGGCCTTTCGGGTCGCGGCATTCCCTCCCAATCACCTATTCGAGTACGTGCGCCGCATCCTGCGGATGGGAGTGTCGCGTCCCGAGGGGCCTTCAGAACCCCGTCAGAGGGATATACGGACAGTGTGCACGCTGTCATGACTGGCCCGACGACGCAGGCTGTAACCCTCGCTCATTTTGGAGACGACAGTGAATCTGGACGATCAACTGCTTGATGCGTTCGCTCGGAACGCAAGCATCACATACATGCGACCGCAGCCGTACCGCTGCAACCTGATCCTTGAATCAGTAAGCGACGCCCAGGGCGACGAGCAGGCCGACATGACGATTGTCCGGCTGTTCACGCTGGTCGCTCAGGGCTCTGGCGACCGGCACATTGCCACCGCCGCTCGCGCCTACGTTGCTGCCGTGCGGCGCAGTCAAGGGCAAGCCCTGAAAACGGCAGCCGAATGCCGCGATCGGCAGCTTGAATTTGAGATTGAGACATGACCGAAGCAGAAAACAAAGCCCGCTGGAACGCGGCAATCAAGATCGTGCTGACCGTTTTGCTTGTGACTCAGGCGGTCGTTCTGGCCGTCCTCGGCCTTGTCTGTATCGGCGCGGCGCTGGGCGAAGCCACTGGATTTGTCGGGTCGGCTATCGGGCTGGCCTACGGCGGGGATGCCGTTTTTCAAAGGAGCTGGAAATGAGCGATATCGAATACTGGAAAGAGTGCATCAGCATTGCTGCAGACGAATGCGACACGCCGCTGATCATGACTGGCCAACAGCTTGAATACATTGCGCAGAGCGTTTCCAGCGGGCATGAGCACTACGGCATGGCTTTCTACAGCCCTCCGGCATCTGATCGCATCAACGATATCAAGCGTGAATGGAAGCGCAAGTATGACGCCCTCCAAAAGGAGTTCGATGCATACAAGGGCAACGCAGAGACGGCTGTGAAGATCGCCCTGCGCCAGCACTCTGACGCTCAAGTGACTATCGGCGAACACGGCGAAGTGTTGCGGCACGGTGGCCGAACCACGCAAATTCAATAGAGGCTGGAAATGACTATCGACACACAGAAGCTGCGCGATCAAGCGCAAGACGGGATTGCAGAGGCATTGGGCGACGCATACGACTGCATGTGCGTCTGGAGCGCATGGGGCGTGGGCACGATGGGCCCAGATGATTTTGCCCTTGTCACTGACGATAGCGACCGGCTTTTGGAAATCACGGACGCTGCGCTGTCGCCGGTATTACCGATCATCGACGCCCAATCAGCAGAGATAGCGCGGCTGCGCCATGCGCTTGATCTTGCTGAGAAAGCCTTACTTGAAGTCGAGCCATTAGTGGGCGGTGGTGACGACGAAATAAATCTGGAACCGGCGATATTGACGGCCCGCGCCGCCCTATCGGGAGAAGGGAAATGACACCCAAGCAGAAAGATCAGTTCAACAAGATGCGCACGGCGCTGAGGACGATAAGCAAGGGCTTTGTATCGCCAGCAAGAGTGCATCGAATGACTGAAACACAGCGCCATGGTCTGGATGTGGATGAATTCATGGAAATGGCTTACGAGAACATCCAGAGGATCGCTGAAAACGCAGTACGTGGCGTTAGGGAGGCGAAATGACAGATCAAGAAATGCTGGCGCTGGCGGCGAAGGCGGCGGGCGCGGAACACAACGGCTACCGATTTGGCGAAAACGGGCGCGAGCCACTGTACGGGGTTTTCGTCTACGACCCTGCTGAAGACTGCGAAGTGGCCAAGTCTTGGAATTCCAGGAACAACAACGAAGATGCATTTTCGCTTGCAGCAAGGCTGACCATGGAGATCGATCACAACCACCCGGCAGATCAGACGCTCTGGGTTTCAGTTCGCGCTCACCCCATGCGCGATTACTGCGTCGAGGAATTCGATGATGAGGGACTGCGCGAAGATCGCATGAGGCTGGCCATCACCCGCGCTGCCGCTGAAATCGGGAGGGCTATGCCATGACTAACAAGCACAGGCAACCGAGGGATGACCTGGCCGATGGCGCTCAGACGATATCGCATGTGGCTATCGCAGATCATTATGAATTGCGCTGGATGACGGGCCGGAAGATGCCTGATGGCATGCAATACGTCGATCTGCACAGCGTCCCAAACGGTCGGCGGGTTCATGGCTGTATTGCTGCAGACCCCGACGCCATCCGCGCCCTGCTGGCAGATCACGATGCGAAGCACACGGCGCTGGAACTGGTGCGCATGTCCGCAGGCTGGCAGTACATGAGCGACGAGACGCGGCAAATCGTGATCGCCGCCCTCGCTCAGGAACATGGAGATAGCGATGCGAAAGGTTGATCCGAAACTCTGGCCTCCATCGCCCACCACGCCATTCGACGAAGGCGCAAGAGCAAAGCAGCGCGGCGGGACATGGTTTGACTGCCCCTATACCGACCAATACCGGCGCTCCCAATGGTTTTCTGGGTGGGACAGCGCCACCCAAGGAGAACAGAATGCAGATCAATGATGGTGGGCCAGCTTATCCGGTGCCAACAGCCGATCAATCATGCGGCATGAGCCTGCGCGATCACTTCGCTGGGCTGGCAATGCAAGGTCTGATTGCTACCGAGAATCCTTGGCGGTCCTACGGCTACAAGCCGGTAAACGGACTGTCTATCCCAGAAAACGATGCGCGTCTGGCGTATCAAATAGCCGACGCCATGATCCGCGCCCGCGGGCAGGGAGAGCAGCATGGGTAACCACTCCGACCCCTTTGACCAAGGCGCAGCGGCAAAGCGCAACGGGAAAACTTGGTTTGACTGCCCTTTCACTGACTGGCATCGCCGCAGTCAGTGGTTTCTGGGCTGGGACAGCGCCAGCCAGGAGCAATCATGAAGCACATCAACAGACTCGGAGACTGGCTATACAAGCAGCCGTCTACCGAGGACGACCGGATCTCGCCGGCGCACATTTTCTGGACAACTGTTTTCTGCCTGAGCATGGCAGCCGCTTACTCGCTGGCTGCGCACCTTGCGGGCGAAGGATTTTGATATGAGTGAAGTAACTGAACTGATCGAACTGCCGCCGAAAGAAACGGCGATGCAGGTTTTCACTGACACCAGCAAGCCGGATGAAATCCTGAGCGCCGTGCGCGATAAGGTTGTAGGCACTTTCTACGACATGAGCCTGCGCAAGGACCGTGATGCCTGCGCCAGCGACGCCTACAAGGTCGCTCGCAGCAAGGCCGCTCTGGAAAAGCTGGGAGCCGCCGTCTCTGCCGACCTGAAAGAACTGCCGAAGAAAGTCGATGCCGGGCGGCGCTATCTGAAAAATGGACTGGAAGCAATTCAGGCCGAAGTCCGCGCCCCGCTGGATGCGTGGGAAGCGGCAGAGGATGCCCGAATCGCCAAGCACAAGGCCGGTATCGAATGGCTCCGCCTACGCGCCGATGAAAACCGCGACCTGGATAGCGCTGAACTGCGGGCCAGCATTGAGGAAGTCGGCGCTCGCATCGTGGACGAGTCCTGGGAGGAATTCGAGGCCGAAGCCCACCGCGCCAAAGCCCGCGCCATGGACAGCCTGACGCAAGCGCTGGCGGCGCGTGAAAAGTACGAAGCCGAACAGGCGGAATTGACCGAACTGCGCCGCAAGCAGGCAGAGCAGGAACAGAAAGACCGCGAAGCCGAGATTGCACGGCAAGCAGCCGAGAAAGCCCGAGCCGACGCAGAGGCTAAGGCCCAGGCCGAGCGTGATGCAGCGGCCAAGCGCGAGGCCGAAGCAAAGGCTGCTGCCGAGAAGGCCGAACGCGACCGCCTGGAAGCCATCGAGCGCCAGAAGCAAGCCGAGGCCCGAGCCGAAGCCGAACGGCTGGCCGCCGAGCAGCGCGCAAAGGACGCCGCCGACGCCGCGCGCAAGTCTGAATTGGCCCGCCAGCAGCGTGAGCGCGAGGAAGCTGAGGCCGAACAGCGCCGCCGTGAGGCCGACAAGCAGCACAAGGCCAGCATCAACAACGCCGCTTTGGCGGCATTTATCGAAAACGGACTGCCGGAAGAATGCGCCAAGCAGGCGGTCGTTCTGATCGCCAAGGGGCTGATTCCGGCTGTCAAGATCATGTATTGAGGACAGCATGAGCACTGAAATCATCGAAGCGCCGCAATCAGCAGTTGCGGCTCCAGCCCCCGCCGGCTCTCCCATGGCTATGGCGATTGCAGCTCTTCAATCCGGCATGAGCCCCGAGCAAATCGGCCAGATGATGGATCTTCAAGATCGCTACAACGCAACGCAGGCCAAGAAGGCCTATGACGAAGCGTTCGCCGCCTTCAAGGCAGAGTCCGTCACGATCATCCGGGGAAAGAAGCGGGCCGAAGGGCCCCTGAAGAATCAGAAATATGCCGAGCTGCACGACGTGGTCAATGCTGTGACGCCGGCTCTTTCCAAGCACGGCCTGTCTTCAAGCTGGAAGCTCACCATCGACGACAAGGACTGGATGGAAGTCACCTGTTATCTGCGCCATGTCGGCGGCCATCAGGAGAGCGTCAGCATGGGCGGCCCACCCGATGCCGGCAGCGCACGCAATGCCATCCAGGCCAGGGCCAGCACCAAGACTTATCTTGAGCGCTACACGCTCAAGGCGATAACCGGCCTGTCTGAGCAGGATGACGATACGGACGGATCAGCGCCAGCAGACAGCCGATTGCGCGACGAATGGATCAGTAAGGTGGCGTCCGCTGGATCTGCCGCCGTTCTGGAAAGCATCTGGAAAGAAGGCGGAAACATCATCTACGCAACCAACAACCTTGCCGACTACGACGCCTTCAAGAAGGCTGTGACCGACAAGAAAAAAATGCTCACGGAGGACAAGTGATGGAAGGGCTGATTATTCACACAGCAGCACAGGGAACGCCAGAATGGCTGGCTTCCCGACGCGGCGTCATCACCGGCAGTCGTTTCAAGGATTGCAGGGACCGGCTGAAAGGCGGCGCTCCTTCGAAAAAATGCCTGGACTACGCTCGGGACGTTGCCCGCGAGCGCGAAGGCGGCGAGCCCATGCAGGTTTTCGTGAACAGCGCCATGCGCCTCGGCACTGAACAGGAGCCTTACGCCCGGGCGGTTTACGAGCGCAAGACTGGGCATATCGTTGATGAAGCAGGATTCATCACAACCGCAGACCGTCTGTTTGGCGTCAGCGTTGATGGCCTTGTCGGTGACGACGGCATCATCGAAATCAAGACGATGGTCAGTAGCGACACGCTTTTTACTGCCTTCGTCGGCGGGGACGTTTCCAGCTACATCGACCAGTGCAACGGCGCTATGTGGTTGCTGGGTCGCAAGTGGGTTGATCTGGTTCTGTGGGTGCACGACCTACAGCGGCTGAAGATCATCCGCATCGAGCGAGACGACAACCAGATCGACGCTTTGGAATCCGACCTGATGGAATTTGAGCGAACGGTTACTCGCTATCAGCAATCGCTTGTCGAAGCCCTCAAGGAGGCGGCATAACATGGCATCGGTCAATAAAGTCATCATCGTCGGCAACCTGGGAAGAGATCCAGAAATCCGTTACAGCGCAGACGGAAAGGCTGTCTGCAATGTCTCTTTAGCCACGACTTCCGCATGGAAAGACAAAGCGACCGGAGAGAAAAGGGATGAGGTTGAATGGCACCGTGTGGTGTTCTACAACCGTCTGGCCGAGATCGCCGGCGAGTACCTCAAAAAGGGACGCTCTGTCTACATCGAGGGCCGTCTGAAAACACGTAAATGGCAGGATAAGGACACCGGCCAGGATCGCTATGCCACCGAAATCGTGGCCGACCAGATGCAGATGCTGGGCGGGCGTGAAGGTGGCGACCAGCAGGAGCAGCCGCAACAGCAGCGCAGCAGGCCGCAGAGCAACGATGGCGGCGCTGATGCGTACCGAGACGCGCAGCAAGGGACGCGCCGACCGCCAGCGCAGCAGGCCGCATCGCTGGCTGATATGGACGACGATATCCCTTTCTAGACACCCTTCCCGACCTCACTTCATACCCCGCCCCGAGCGGGGATTTTTACGCCCAAATTTCCCGGAGATATCCCTATGTGGTTCCGTAACCTGCAAATCTACCGCCTCCCCAGCCCCTGGAACATAACTGCAGAGGCGCTTGAAGCCCAGCTCGCAGCGCATGCCTACCAGCCTGGCAGCGGACTCGAAGCACAGCGCCTGGGCTGGATTGCACCACGCGAAGGTGGCGGCCTGGTACACGAGGTCGGCCGCCAGTTGCTGATCGCGCTGCGCGCAGAAAAGAAACTGCTGCCCGCCTCTGTCGTCAACCAGGTGGCCAAGGCCCGCGCTGCCGAGCTTGAGGAGCAGCAGGGCTTCAAGCCTGGCCGCAAACAGATGAAGGATCTCAAGGAACAGGTCACGGATGAACTGCTGCCCAAGGCATTCAGCATCCACCGCGACACC